AGTCAAAATGGGCTAAACAAGTACACAGTAGAGCCGACGAATTATCAACAGCAATGCTTTTAGGTAAATTTTTATGACAGACCATTTCTTACTGCATTTCAGTATTAGCTTCTGCTACAAAGAAGCCTTTACACCAATCTGACGATGGTTTAGGTTTAAGTGTGAGGCTACGGGCGCGTGCATCCATTTTGATTTGGTAAGGTGTTTTGTAGTTCATGATAAAATTCCGATATTAGTTTGATTTATGAAGAAATACATCAACAGAAATACCAATGTTGCGTTCTAATGAATGGTACTCTTCTAAAAATTCATCATCTCCCATACTTTCTAGTAATTCATCAATAAGTTTGAGTGATTCTAATTGAATGACATTCATTTTAATTCTCGATATTCAAAAGTTTATAGAATTCTTCAAACATTTGATATTGCATAATGCTGATTATTAAGTTAAAGGCATCTCTCATAAAAAGAGACGCTATAAAATTAAACAACATTGATATAACATACAAACTTACCGCTAACAGTTTTAACATTCTCATTTTATTTTCTCCTAGTTAGTTAATCCCGATACCCATGAATCTTACCCTGAATATCAACACCTGTAAAGTTATTTTTTGTGAAATCGATATTAGTCGCTACATCACGCAATAATGACAAATTAGTAATGTTGAACGAGCCACTGCCAGTAACAGGTAATTCGTAATCTGTGCCGTCAACAGTCGATAATTTTCCATCAGAAATAATCACTCTTGAAAAGTTTTCATCAACAAATGGTTTTAAGTAATCAATACCTGTAAAGAATTCTTCTGGTATAAGATTATCACAGGTTACATCATTCAACATCTTAGCTAAGTCAGGAATCGCACCTGAGTAATTATTTTGTGATAACCACTTGTCATTAGTAAAGTTAAAAATGATTGTATTTTTACTAACCGTGATAGATTCGATAGGTTCTTTTACCTTCAGCAACGCTTTAATTGTAGCTGTGCTAATCCACATATCAACATCTAACCCTGTAAAATGTCGAATGATAACTGGGTTATTTGCCGCGTAAGCGTAGTTATTTGACAATACTACCCCATCCATCCATTTAAAATCCGACTGAATTGTGAATGGTAGTAGTCGCTTCAATATCAATAATAAATCACAATTTAGTTCGACAACTTCGCCTTCTGGCACATCAGTATTAAGTAGGAAAGTTTCACTGCAATTAACTAACGCTTTCAATTTACCGTTTTTAATTGACAACTTTCCTGTTGGAGTCTTAGTCACATTAGCCGATACTTGGTTTTTAAACGCCCCTACGAGTTGTTCTGCTTTAGGTGAACAATCAGGTAAGTCTAACGGTGCAGACATCGTGAACGCACCGTTATATGCGTAGATTCGTTTGTCTTTAATGTAGAAATAAGGCAAATCTTTGTTAATTGCATTAGAGCAGAAGTTTATTGCATTTTGCATGATATTTCCTGCTCAGGAGTAGTTTTTTTTACAACCTTCTTACCAAAAATTCTATCCCAATTTTCGTTGAATTTTTTTCTATCAACTGGTCGTTGTTTGTCACCTTTACCACCATTACTCATAACCTTCCCCTACGAAATCAATCGCATCTTATAATAAAAATGCGAAATTAAATTATTTGTCTAACAACGAATCTAAAATCCAAATACCCAATGCACTTAATGATGTTAATCCGCCATACAATACCTTTTCCAGCGTGCCTATTTTCAAGTCTTGTTGGGCATTCACAGTACTATTCTTACCAAGCGCACCCTCTAATTCATCTATGCGCTTACCATAACGCTCAAATGATGACTTATTCTCTTGAAATATCTCACTGTTGCGACGGTCACGCTCTTCTGTTTTAACCGCTATGGTTTCCATTGTCACAAAGAATTTTGTGAATCTATCTGCCATATCAGTCAATTTAGAATTAAAGTCTTTATCTATAGTGTATAAAACGTCCTTGATGTCAATCAAAGATACTTTCACATCATTTATAGCATCTTCTGCTTTATCTAATCTTCTTAACTCTGAACATCCATGTGGGTCTGCCATTTTATCTAAATTTTCCTGTTTTTAGTATCGTGATAATTTTACTGCTTACTTTAAGTTTTGTCAAATAATAAACAGCGTCTCCGTACTTAGACTCTGCTAAATACGTTAATAGTTTTTTGTGTGATTGTAACTTACCTAGCGATTTAAACTCGAATACTAGCGCGATGGTAATAAACTTAGTCACATCATCCGCTTCAGAAAACCACTCATAAGCCGCAGCTAATTGGTTTTCATACCGATACGATTCAAGTTTTAATAATAACTCAGCTTTATGTTGTGATATACCCACTGTGAAATAATCTTCAATAATGTCATTTGCAATGCTCAAAACATTAATGTCTAAATTATACGAATAGCCAATTAAAAGGTTATCGTCAATTTCAGTTGGGAATTCATAAAATTTTCTAGTTTGCAACAGTGCGTCAATTGCTGTTTGGTTCAAAGGCATAATGATAACAAAATAAGTAAATACGCGATTAAAGAGAAAACAGTGAATCCTACCATAGGATTATGTTTTGGTTGGAATTGCAGTAAGAAATGGTCTGTCATAAAAATTTACCTAAAAGCATTGCTGTTGATAATTCGTCGGCTCTACTGTGTACTTGTTTAGCCCATTTTGACTGTAACATCATTTTAGCTGCCGTAGCATAATCTCCACTTCTAATAGTCACCAGCGTATTTTTAAACGTCAATAACCCATCAACACCTAAATTATATGCCATATTTAATAATACCCATTGACGGTTAGAATCTAAGCCCTCAAACCACGGTAAGTTTTGTTGTAATTTTGTTTCAAATTTAACAAGTACCGCTAATAATAAATCTTCGGCATATTCTTTTGAAATACCAGTAGAATATAACCTATCTAAAATAGTTTTATCTAGTTTAAGCGGATTTGCTGAAATATTGTACCCAAAGCCGATAGTGTCTTTGCCAGCCGTACATTTATACACTTTACTAACAAACCCTTCGTGTCTCTTTAATGCCGATAAGCCCTTTTCGTTAATTTTCATGAATTTCTCCCTTAAATAATAATAAACCTAGATAGTACCCTATCTAGGTTAGTTTGTCAAGTACAATTATAATTACATATTAGACGCTTCAAACTTCAAATAATCAGCGTAACCATCAGCATCATATTCAGACCTGAATGGGATATAAATCAAACACCCGGACTTAGTTTTAACGTCCGACCAAGTAGCTGCTTCAGGTAAAGTTACGTCTTTATTTAGGATTTTCATAATTGAGTAATCCCAATCTGTGACCACTTCTCAAGAGCAGGGTAGTAAGAATAAGTGATTTCTTCGATAGTCTTAAATCCTAGTAACTTAACGCAATCTTCCACATCTAAATCGGCATCAGTATCGAGAGTAATTTCTCCGAGTAACCCAAGATGTACTTTACCTACCTCATCAGTAAAGTCCCATACTAAGCCTTTGAATTCAATATCTGGCTCAAGCACAATCAACCCTAACTCTTCACCTAGCTCTCGTGATGTGGCGGTAGCTATTGTTTGTGATAAATTGATTGTTTCATTGAACGTAGTAATATCATCAATAGATGTATGACCTCCGTAAAAAATGCTTAATTTATCATGTAATCTACTTTCACCACCATTGCTTGTACGCGAGTATAGTAACACTTTGGTATCACATCTAACTGTTACATATCCTAATAGTTGTAACCAATCCGTATCATTCTCAAGCCATTCTCGTGACGCAATAATCACATCTTTAGGTTGGAATAATAAATCGATGTTTACATCAGCCATAAAACCTGATTCTTTTTGAGTAATCTCTTTAAAAGCAGACGCTCGCACTGCTAGTACCATTTCTTGTTTTGCCATTTCAATTCTCCTGATTTATTAAAAATTTTGTTTCTTCGAGACTTCCTAACGGTTTCCCATCTTAAGAATTCAGGACGGAACGTCCCGTTAGGAAGTAATATCTTTGCGCTGATTAGTAAGTCCGCGCGTTGTTGTAGTGTCCGTTGAGATTTCATTTTAAGTTAATAATCCTACCACAGTCAATACATTTCTTGGTACGAGTTTTCAAATAATACTTATAGTATTTACATCTATGGAACGGTAATGAGTACCAAACCCTTTTTAAAATATCTCTGATCATTTACCAAACCTAACAAAAAATTCACACCTATCTCCACGATATTTGTACCTAACATATCGCTTTAACCCTTTCAATTCAATAGTCATGAATAATTTACATGACTCTTTGCTTGGACAATCCTCATTTGTACATTGTATCATAATCACGACTAATATCTCTATTCAGTAGGGAGTTCTAATTGCTCAGGAGATTCAGATGATTCCCGCGAGCGATTAGCTAAATAATCTAACAACGCTTGCAAATTACTAACTAATAATGACGATTGCTCTTCAGTAAATTCTGCATTGGTAATCTTATGCAGCATCTGTGTACTCACAGTGTTGAAATCATCACCTGTAGGTTCTTCCTGACACATGAACTTCTCTAGGTAATTACAAGCGTCCATCAACTCCTCTTGCAAGTGATTAGCCCAGTCCATTACATTTAAGTCAGTACGTTCTAATGTCACGCCGTATTTAAATAACCCAATAGCAGCGCGATGTTGTAATTTAGCGCACACTTGGTCTTCGATTTTGCTCATTTTAAAACTCCGACGTAGAAACTTCCGCAAATACAGGGGTTATATCCGCAAATACTACAAACTTTCATTTTCATAACCTGCCTCGTCTAATTTATTAACGTATGTGAAAATCCCCCATACCATCCAAATAACACCATTCAATAGTAATTGCGCGTCATGTCCGAATAGTGAAACAATCGCGCTAGTACACATTGAATATCCGATAGCTAAAATAACTAACCCTAACCAATATATTTTAAAGAATCTCAATATATCTTTCATTTTAATACTCCTGAATGTGAAATCAAATCTAATGTTACAAATAATATCGCCCATGTGATATTGCTTTTACTAGGTTCATAGATAGCATAAGCTACAAAAAACCCTGTTATCAAAATACTAATATAATCTAACATCTCACTTCTCCTGAATTCTACCACAATGTAAAAAAGAATCACTATTCATTAACGATTGCACTGGGAATATCTGTGCATGAGTAATGGCATTGACACATTCTAACTTAGTTTTATATCGATGTCCAGTATCAATTAACGCACCGTTGTTTAAAAGGTGAAACATAATCCAAAGTTTTGTCATGATTACCTTTGATGTTTAGGGAAAATATGATCACCGGATTCTATATAATCCGAATGTAGTAGGCGTTTGCGCGAAAGTTTACCTCCCCAATGATTTAATAGTAATTCAATGCGCGATAATTCCCAAATACCTGTTTCTGACTCAGGAATTAAACCGGATGATTCAGCCATAGCTATTTGCATATCTGTGACTTGCAATCTATCTTGGATTTCTTGTCTTGTAATTGTAGTTTTCATTCGTGCGCCTGATAAGGGTTATTCACATTGATATACTCACATAGCACACTGATAGCTTCGAGATGCCCTTTACAAACCACTGCTTTGTAACCAGCAGTATTAAGTCGCTCAAGCCAATCTTTTTGATATTCTGAAACGACCCCGCCTTTCAGTTTTTTCATCTCGATAAATAACCCATGATATTCACTTGTAGGTAACGGCAAAAATAAATCTGGGATGCCATTTTTTTCACCCTCAGCTTTCGCTTTCATTGCTGACACAATACTACGTTTTCCACCATTACCTTGTCTAAAGATATTCCGTAACTGTGGGTAATTTTCACAGAATGCGACGACTTTACATTGTTCAATATGCTCAGATGAAACATCCATTGCTGAGGTTTTTAACTTGATTTTTACTTTTGGTTTTTTCATTTTTTATTCTCGTTTAAAATTTTAATAGCTAGTGATTCTTGTGAGTCTTTGATTTTAAAGGATTCTCGGTTTGGTAATTCATAGCTAGTAAAATCACTGCATTCCCCTTGAAATGTCAATAATTCGTCCGACGAAACTTCGATAGTCACTATTGTTTTGTATGTATTAGTAGTAACGTGACAACTACTGTACCAATGTTCTCTTTTTTCACACTCTTGTTTAGTTATCTTCAAGTCTCTAACTGTTGATACAATAGTGTTATAACAAGAAGCATATTCCATTTTATTATCATCTAAATAATGTTGCCATCTCGGATGACTACTTCCATGTGCGTAGCTGGATGTCGATACTATTGCTAGAATACTAGCAAGTAATAATTTTTTCATTTTGATTCCTGTAGTTGGGCAATAAGAATGTCTTTTTCTAAAAGCTGTTTTTTAGTATCGCCAATTAGTTTGTTGATATAGAACATGTTAGCTTCGCTATTATCTGCAGTCGTTTTAATTAACAGATTAAGCTCTGCGCGGGTCATATCTAAATCTGCTTGCAACTTAAAGATGTGGTTTTGCGTAGCTTTACAATCGTGCGCATAATTGACATTTAATTCAACATACTCATTTCCAAGATAATCGTGTTGTGCTAAAAATTCTAAGATACCGTCTTGAATTCTAACTGATATTTCATCGATACCAGTTGTTGAGTATAATACGGTATTCTTGATAAAATCAAGTAATTTATAAGAACGTATTAATTCCGATTTGTTTTTAATTGACATTTTTAAACCTCATTATGTATAAAACAGCGTCATGAAAGACCCTGCGTCGCGTTGCTCTGATTTACATAACCTGTATATAGTACCGCAAATTTTACAAATAGAATCATCATTGACGCAATTATTCAAATCTTCGTAGGGCGCGTTATTTAATGAAAAATCCAATTGCTCACAAGAGCTTCCTTTAGATTGAAACTCATTATGAGTTTCGCATTTTGGACAAGTCAAGTGCAATCTATTATATGTTCCCATTTTGATTCCTTTTAGTTGTATAACTCACCTTAATCGCTAAGGTGAGTTATTGTCGGTTGTTATTGGGAAGTTGTCAAGTATTTAATTACCATTCTAATGACCCTACAGAATAGGTACTGACTTTACTTTCAAAGAAGTTTTCCTCAACTTCCCCACTTGACGCTTTATCAAACCATGGGGCTAGATTAACATTACCTTTATAAGGAATTTCGCCTAATTCTAACAACAGTGTGCGTTTATTAGCAAGGTCTTTAATAAACGATTCGCTTATAGAATCAGTTAATCCTAGCACACCATGTGAAATGATATATTTACCCCAAGCTATTTCATGCTCAGTAGCCAATTTAATAATCTCTCGACAATCTGATAATAACTCTGGAGTAAACAATTCAGGACGCTCTGATTTAAGCGTCTTCCACATATTCACAAACAGATTCATGTGTGTAATTTCATCTCTCAAAATAAACCTAATCATTTTAGCAGACCCTCGCATTAAACCTTGTCTTTCTAAATTGAAAAAGTTTAAGAATCCACTGAAGAAATAAATACCTTCAAGAGCAACATTCGCCACGATGGCTTTAGCGAAGTTTTGTGGTGTAAACCCTTTACCTAATAATTGTGACGAACGTGTGATAAATTCATTTTTATCAGATAACACAGAATCGGTCTCAAACGCATAATAAATTGATTCTGGGTCAAACCCAATACTTGAAATCATTGCGTCGTATGACACAACGTGCTGGGCTTCTTCAAACACTTGGCGTGAGATACACATTTGTACTTCAGGTGATGTAATCCATCTTCCAATGTTAGTTGTGAGACTATTAAATTGAATTCCATCTAAATTACTAAGGAACGCTAATGCTTTGGTATAACAGAATAAATTACCTTCATTCAACACACCAGTCTGATATTGCTTTGCATCCCCCGATAAATCTACTTCTGATTCATGCCAACTATTAGTTCGCATCTTATCAAATACTTCTTTAGCCCAAGCGTGCTTTAATGGATGAAGAGCCATTAAATTATTAGTTTCGCCTTCGATTAGTTTTCTTTTTGAAATGTCAATCATGATTACATCCTAAGTTTTAAAGAATGAAGGGTCATTTAACCGACCCTTCGTTAGATTACCTATTGGCAGCTTTCACATTCACTGTTTTCAATTGAACAGAATTTAACTTCTTCCGTAATATCCACCATAGCATCAACTTTAACAGATTCATCTTGGTTTTTCAAGTAGTAAGTTGATTTTAAGCCTAATTCATTAGCTAACATAAACCAGTTGCTAATCGTACTACCACGAGTTCCGATAGCTTTATACAGATTAAGAGACTGCCCTTGGTCAATCCATTTCTGTCTTACCGCAGCAGCTTTAATCGCCCATACTTGGTCAATTTCAAACGCTGTCTTAGTGATAGCGGGTTTGTTATATCGTAGCGTAGGGTCAATTACCATGAATTTACCTGATAAGTTATCTTTAAGGTATGCTAACTTATATGCAACTTCAATCGACGGTGTTGTACCAAGAATACAACTGATACTTGCCGTTGGAGCAAGTGCTAACATTAGGCTGTTTCTAACACCATATTGCATAACATCTTTACTCAATTGAATCCATTTAGGGGTGTCATTATCATAATCTTTATGTGTCATATAAGGTAAAATACCTTTTGACCAATCCGACCCTTCAAATGTCGAATACCTACCTTTTTCTTTTGATAATTCACATGAGGTGTGAATAGCCCAATAGCTAATTTCAGACCATACTCTATCACATTCATCGAGATGGTGTTGTGATTCAAAGTCGATGTCATGCTTGATTAGATACTCAGCCCAACCCATAACACCTAGACCGATAGGTCGATGTCTTAAATTTGATACTTTTGATTTATCGCTTGGGTAGAAATTGGAATCGATTACATTATCCAAAGCTCTAATTGCAATCGGCACCACACGCTTAATATCATCGAATTCCAATCTGGCTAAGTTTAAAGATGATAAGTTGCAAACTGCTGTTTCTTCGTCTGAGGTGACTTCAAATATCTCACTACAAAGATTACTCGACTTAATCGTCCCAACATGACGTTGAGGATTGCGTCTATTGGCTTCATCCTTAAATGCAATCATCGGTGCGCCTGTTTCAACCAATGATGTTACAGATTTTACCCATAAATCCATCGCACTAATCTTTCTAATGTAAAGCCCTTGAGATTCTAATTCTTCATATCTAGCTTTAAACGCAACGCCATATAAGTCATGTAATTCAGGGAATTTAGATACATCAAATAATGACCACATTGCTTTAGATTTAACTCGCTCTAAGAATAAATCATTCATCCACAAATATGGGAAAATGTCCATCGCGCGCAATCTAGCGTCACCAGTTGGTTTTTTAATATCAACATAAGCCTCGATGTCACCGTGCCATGGTTCAAGATATGATGCGAAACTTCCCGGTCTTTTCCCTCCCTGGTTAAAAAATAACGCAGTGTCATTGTAAATTTTTAATGCGGGTACTACACCACTTGAAACACCATTAGTACCTTTAATCAAACTGCCAACAGGTCTAATTCGTGTAAAGTCTGTGCCGATACCACCAGCATACTTTGATAATACTGCAGCCTCAGCCATCAATGCCATGATACCTTTACCAAATTCTGATTCGGTGTCGTGGTCAATTGTAGAATCGTCCACAGTTAAAAGGAAACACGACGACATTTGTGGATGTAATGTACCAGAGTTAAACAATGTAGGTGTTGAATGTAAATACTCAAAATTAGAAAACAATTCGTATAACTCAATTACCTTTTCTGTAGCGATAGCCTTAGGTTCATTTAGGCAGATTCCGCAAGCCACTCGCATAAAGAAATGCTGTGGTGATTCAATTACTTTATTGTCATTATCACGAATAAGGTACCTATCGTAAATCGTTTGTAGCCCTAGATATTTGAATTTTAGGTTGCGTGAATTGTCGATTGCTGAGTTTAATTGTGAGTAGTCGTAATGGTCAACTAAGTCATTTGACACTTTTCCGCACAAGACAGCGGCTTGTATGTAATCTCCAAATCGCAAATCTTGCCCACACTCCTTCACAATCTGCTGTAACAACAATCTAGCAGCCACATACTCATAGTCCGGAGATTCTATAGAGATCAACTCAGCAGCAGATTGAATCATTCTACTGTGAATCTGTTCTGTCGTAATACCATCAAAGAATTGCACATGGGCGTTTGTTTCGACATCTGCTACAGAAACATTTTCTAAGCCCTCGCAAGCCCAAGAAATACACTTGTGGACTTTATTTACATCTAAACCTTCCAACGTACCATCGCGTTTCACTACTTGCATCACTTAACCCCTTCCACTTCGTTAATAATCTCGTCAATTGTTGCATTAAAATCAACTCTTACTTTTGCAATAGCGTCTACTAATTCAGTACAACTCGTTTCTAAAATAGTCTTCCGCAAAACCTCTCCTGCAAAATCTAAAATTGAATCTTCTGACCAATTAAGGGTGTCAATTAAAGTATCTCGACCTTGTTGATATTCTTGCTGTGTCATTTTACGTCTCCAGTTTCAGTAATACTTGCTAACAGTGTATCTAAATCATAATTCAAGCTAGATTTACAATCAGTAATAACCTTAGCCAATTCTTCTTTATACACCCTAGGAATCATCTCTTTCAAATGCAACAAACAGAATTTGTCAATATCGTCAAGCGTGAATAAATTTCTAGCTAATTCGTGGCGCATTTCGTCGTATTTCATCTCACATCTCCAAGTTGGTCGTTAGTGTCATCATAAGTTAATAATTCTTTCGCAGTAGCTTCTTCAATAGCCATTCTATTTTCAACAATGTATTTGATACCTAGTTTAATATCAGCAATAATTTCATTTGATGATTTCACTAAATTTTCAATAATTTCATTTTTAATTTCAAAAATAGTATAGGAATTACAAAAATCCAATACTTCCTCATCAGATAACTCAGATAACTTATTTCTGATTTTCAATACCTGTTTTCTATTCATCGAGCTTCTCCAAGTAAATCCAGCTAGTCAGGCTGGTAGAATTTAACGACTGGGTAAATGATAAATGATTAACTGCTAACTGTCAAACAAAATTTTAACATAAGTGTGAACTAAAAACCCGCTATCAGCATTCGAGCTATCGACACTCTCCTGAATCCAAGTATCATCAAGCTCAGGGAATAATATATCGCCTTTTGCATCAATGTCAACAACACTAATAATAATTTTATCGGCGTAAGGCATGAATAGCTTGTAGATTTCTGCACCACCGATTACCATAAACTCTTCGTTAGAATCTCGTAATACCGATTCAGATAACAACAGTAGGTTATATTTGCTATGTTTGTAGTTAATCTTACTTGATATAACTAACACATCTCTACCATCCAAAACAGGCATCTGCTCCGCAGTCTTACGACCGACAATACAAGTTTTACCTAGTGTTTGCTGGCGAAAATGCTTCAATTCTTCACGATTATGCCAAAGCATACCGTTTGTACCGCTATCAGCAATAACTCGCGTAGGGGTCATTGCGGCTATGATTGTGATTGTCATGTTAATTACCTAAAATTAAAATAAGAAATATAAGCCATAAACCAGTCTCGATAATTGATTTCAAGTTTTCACCTATTTCAATCATACAGCAACCTCAGCCTTAATATGCGGATACGATTCATAACCTTCTAATCCAAAATCACCCCATTTGAAGTCGTTAATAGATTTAAACTCGCCGTAAATCTTCAATTGTGGTAATTGGTATAAACTAGCATCGCGAGTTAATTGCAACTTAGCCTGTTCAATGTGATTTGTATATAAATGACAATCACCGATACAATGATAAACTAATTTACCAACTTTTAAACCTGTTACATGGGCTACTAGGTGGGTTAATAGTGCGTAGCTTGCGATGTTATAGCTTAGCCCCAAAAATGCGTCTGAGCTACGCATGGCGAAGCCACATGACAATTCCCCATTTCGTACATAAAACTGAAACATCACATGGCATGGTGGCAAGGTGGCTTCATCAACCGTGAGCGGATTCCAAGCTGAAACTAATAGTCTGCGCGAATTAGGGTTGGTTTTAATTTCTTGGATGACGTTTGCTAGTTGGTCGATACCTTCATCATCCGAAGGGTAATCGTGCATTCTACCGCAAGTAAAATCCCGCCATTGTTTACCGTACCCTTCACGCAACTTCCCATTGGCGCACCATTCCCGCCATATTGTATTATTCATTTCATCCAAATACGCAGTAGACTCATTACCTGAAATAAACCACAGTAATTCAGTAGCAATATTCTTGAAATTTAATGCTTTTGTGGTAAGCATCGGGAATCCTTTTTTTAAATCAAATTCCAACATCGCGCCAAAGATAGACATTGTATTTACACCAGTACGGTCTTCAGAAGGTACACCTTCATCAAGGATTTTTTGCATTAGGTTTAGATAGTTTCGCATTAGTTTTCTCCAAGTTAAAAACCAAATTCTATACTTCATCTTCTACATTGTCAAATAAATAACTCATGATTTTAGGATATTTCTGATTAACTAATACATTTATCACAGTAGGTATCGTTAAACTATCTACTAATAGCAACCCTTCGTTAACTGTAGCAGGTGGCTCAACATCTGTCCGATTACGCCACCACTTACGCGCATTTGTGTATGCAAAGCCAGTATGCTCTAAACAGATGTATTCGTCGAATTTACTGAATCCGCACATATAGGTAACTCGCAACATTGGGATTTTATCTTTCTTTGACTTTTTTAGTGAATACTTAATTTCTCGTACTTCAAAGTCTTGGTAGAGTGGGTCTTGGGGACGAGCAATAATGTCCGCAGTAGACGCAGTTGATTCAAGTTTGCTGTTAAATTCAAACTTGAAGTCACATAGCTTGTTTGTGATGTCGTTGAATGTGTTGCATACTCTGACGCTTGTGTGATGAATTGTAAGGCATTGTGGACACACCTTCATTGGCGGTTCGGAATTACCTCCTTCGCCTTTTTTCTTTGGTACATTGGGGTCGTTAATCTTTCCACACCGGAAGCTATTTCCAGCAAAATCTAATAACAACGCATTTGGCTTTTTGCTTGATTTTATAGCAGCCAATCTACCTTCCGATGTTTCTAAATCAAACCCTTCATTATACATAGGTCGTGTCAATCTACCGCATCGTTGCACAAATCTACCCGATGAGGCAGTGGGAGATAAATCAATCATCATATCTAACGGTTTGTGATTAAAACCTTTTGTTAGGATATTATCGTTTATCACACATTTAACTTCGCCCGATTTAAACAACGCTAATCTATGCTTGCGTTCCTTATCGGATAACTTACTGTGAATTGCAAGCGAAGATATACCAAAATCAGACTCTAACATTGAAGCGACGTTTTCACAGGTATCTACGCCAGTACAAAACACGATTACTGAATTTCTACTATGAATATATGGCACAGCTTCAATCAAAGCTGCTTGGATGATTTCTTCTTGATTAGTTGCTTCGATAAGTTGTTTTTTATTAAACTCACCTGCTGTAATTTTAACATTCGACAAATCAAATTTAGTCAGTGTATCACGAGAAACAATATCAACAAGATAACCTTCATCTATGAAATAAAGAAATTTGTCTTTCATGGTTCTGTCATATATTACATCTGTGAAAATATCTCCGTTAGTGAGCCATCCACAATTTTGTCGCCATAATGTTGCTGATAAGCCAACAACTCTAAGATTAGGATTTACCTGTGATAAATCATCAAGAAATCGCCTGTATTGCGAGTTTTCTTTGTCATCGCATGATTGCACTTCATCAATGATAACTAAGTCTATATGACCGAATAAATGTGCTTTTTTAGATGCTGTTTGTATTGAAGCAAATGTTATCTGTGAAATAACCAATTGGTTTAACCCTGAGCAAAAAATCGACATTGGTAACTCAGCGTTTAGCTCTTGCGCTTCAAGATAGTTTTGTTCAACTAACTCTTGTGAATCAACCAGCATGGTTATTCTGATATTAGGATTCTTATGGTAGATTTCGTTTAGCAAGGTTGATATGACGTATGCTTTACCAGTGTTGTGATGGATGAAAAAGAATTCGTCTAAATACAGATGATTGCCGTCTAACTCAAATCCATAAAAATCATCATCAGCTAATAATTCATACGAAAAACCAGTAACTAACGGGTTTTTATTTATCTTTCTTTCTTTCAAAAAATGTTTATTTTTAACAACAGGCATTTTAATTACGTCACCAGAGATATTAACTCGCCAATAAGTACCTATAAAATCATTCTGACATCCTTTTTGACATTCACTAATTGAAGCCCACAAACCAAGACTTCTAGCTATAAACGTAACATCTTCAGATAGTTGCTTAGATACACTTATAAAGTCAAATTCAGTACCTCTAACATCTAAATGTCCATCAGAATCAAGTAATCCGGACAATACTGTCAATCTAGTTTCGATAGACCCATATTTAAATACATCTGGTACATATTTATCTCGATGGATATTTCCCCACAAGTCGTTATCTCGTAGTAATTTTGTGAATTGATTTGAATTGTATTTCCCGTCCCCAGTGCCTTGCACATGATAAAATTTAGCATTGTTTCCTTCTTTCGACCTAACTAAAAGTGTGCAGCCGAGCGATGTAACATAATTAGTAAATTTATCAACAATACAACCGTCCATTGAAGTTAATATGGGTGTGCAAGTCATCGACCCATCACCTAACATTAAGCCAGCGACCCATGAATCAATTGTTGGTTCAGTTATATTTGGAAAATTTACCATCTCAGGCTTATATAATTTAACTCTATCTTTAAAATTATTAGCTTTTTTATTAAAGTCGCTAAACGATAAATTGACAACGGTTCCTTTTTCATAATTGTCAAATTTAGTTGTTTTCAAACTTAAAATGTGGTCGGTATTTACAACAAACGTATCGTTACCTTTATGGGGTATTACTTTCACCATTTCTTGGCTTCCTCTAGCTAAATTTAACACGGTTCTGGGAGTGGAATCGTCACCCATCAGTTTGTCACCGACGATGACTTCGTGTACTTTTTTAATAGAGCCATCGTACATCATTATTCCAGAATCCTTAGCGTGACAACCCGTAGGAAGTGCTATTAAAGGGTTTCCAGTATTTTTATTGCGATAGTATTCATAAACAGCATTAACAGCTTCGCGTTGGTAAGGACGTGGTGTTTTCATAGGAATTTTAATTATTTAAAACTAAAGAAAACCTACCTCCGATTAAAAAGGTAGGTTTGAATTTGTGAAGGTTACATCAACGAGAGTCTTTCTCTAATACCTACTCAGCATAACACCCGATATGAAAGCTCTCAAGATTTTTCAGCTTCATAACTGATTCCGTCATAGCAACTTTAGCTTCTTCGCATTGTTTCATTGATGTGAAGTGTAATGTTTGCGATGTACTAGCCATGTGAAAAGATAATATTAATAATAATGTTGCCATCTTTCAATTCTCAGTAGTTTTAGTCACAGTTGCGACGAATGTATAAGTCGGTGTCATAAGAGTTTCAATATTTGCTAATATGTACCCTTCTTTTAGCAAATCGTTAATTTTACGCTCAATATCAGCTTTGCTGTTTGCCGATAGGATTTTGCAGTTATTCATAAGTTATTCAATGATAATAGTTAATTGTTGAAACATCCCGTTGTGATACTCAGGCGTAAATCTATACGAAACATTGTTTTCGTCTAACCACTCTTGAATCTCTTTAAGCATTAAGTTATAAGGAAATTCACATGAAGAAAACATACCTCTATAAATAACAGCCTCTCGATGCGATTTATTATTATTCATTCGTACATACCCACTACCCCACTTCTTAGCTATAAAGCGAATCGCTTTTATTTGCTTATTTGTAGCCATTTAATTCTCCAATTTAGATATATCGCAAACAATATCCACATACCACAAGAATAATTCTAAATGATACTCTGCAAAAGTATTACCTACAACTTTATTATTATCACAGTAATCGTTTAATACTACAGCTATCGAATGAATCGCGCGTAATACTGTAGCGTAATCATCGGTTTTGTGATCCCATGATGGTTGAATTATCAAGTCTATCGTGTTATGGATATACGGAGAAGGTTTGATTTTCTCCCAATTAGGATTGTATTTGTGATAGTTCCCCATAACAATAGCCCGTTTCTTGCAGCGTTTTATTTCCTCTATTGGACTAATGTCTGGTAAGTATCTAAACACACCTAAACCTAGCTGTTGAGACTTCATTTTATTCTCCAAAGTTTAAAAGGGTTATTTCTAACCCCGATACATATTATAAACAACACTCGTAGCTATCACAAGCGTTTAATTGTCTTTCCATGCTAAGTTTGGCGTGGTGTAATTCACATACCCAACCGTTTTCTTCGCTAGGATTAGCGTATTTACAACTTCTGCACGTTGTCGTAGGTTGCTCATTGAAGAAGCATATCTCACGGAAATCGCAGAATTTACAGGCAAATACGTCAGGGTTATTGCTTATGCGTTTAGATGGCTTAGTATCATGCACAATGCTCATAGCACGACTGAAGTAGTGCGAGGCTACATAGTCATCGAATTCAATAATCTCGGCGTGTAGTTGGCTATTATCTTTCGAATACACAACATAAAGACCATATCGTAACCCCATCTTCTGCATATAAAGGCACATTTGGGCGTAATGGAGTGGTTTTTCAATCTTAACCCCCTTCTCTTGAATCTTCTTAAACGACTTTAAATTACTTGATTTAAACTCCAGTAGCACAGTTTCATCGGGTAAGTCAGGAATCCCTGTAGCGATTCCATCAGAGCTTCCTCCGATAAACGTACCATGTGATACGCGCATCTGTTTGCCATTTTCATCAATCTGTGTCACTTGACAGCCTATTGACTGCAACATTGCAATTAGCATTGGCTCAAGTATATGACCAAATTGGAATATTCTGAGAGTCTGACCATTAAATTTAGGCTCTTTTGCAAATCTGAACGAATAATAAAGCCTTCTGTCACAAGGTTCGCCTAGCATTGAGCAACCCATGTGTGAGCGAAATGATGACTTTTCTTGGGGTCTAAATGCGTCCGGACTTGACATAATTACTTTACCAAGCAACTCACGATAACTACCACCCTGAGTTCTAACAAACTCCGCTTCAATTGCTTCTAACGTCTTAGTTGCTAATTGCATAAACTAATCTCGCTAATAGGCAACACAATATACGCGCCTTCACGACTAGGGATTGTAATTCTCGCGTGTGTTTTTGTGCATTGACTGATGACACCAACAAATTCAAGTTTGGCTGTTGTCAAACCAATTATACCTTCTAACATGTAAATTACTTTATCGCCTGTTTTCATTTTATTACCCAATTAGATATGAAATTTTTACAATTATAGCAGAGATTATTAACGCAACAAACAACTCTATCAGTTTAGTTTTCATCATGCTGCTCCAATAATTTGCCCGAAATCACCACTCATTATTTTTAAATCTTTCGGGTAGGGTGGGTGATAAGTAGTCATGCCTGCGATATGAATAAAATCTTTACCTTTATTCCTAGCATAAACCATCTTTTGCAAACATTCATCAATAGCGTCCATTATTGCTAACATAGACTGCCAGTTCCCACCCGTATGCTTATAAATATCGCTAACATTAGCCATGCTACGAGTTTTTTCAGAGACACCATCGATAGGCTCTGGGAAATTAGGTTTAAAATAATCCATCAAAACACCCCAAACCACAAACCAATGCCATGCAAGATGCCAATAGGAAACATAATTGCACCCGCTAGTAAAAACAACCATTGCTCCGTTTGAATGCAGGTTACGACGTGTGTTAGCCATGCTGAGATATTGATGATTAAAATAAGTAACATAACAGTAAACGGTGTTAAATATAGTTTTTGTGACATTTTAGTTTTCTCCAAGTATTATTTAAAAGTTGCTGCGGGTAAGTATATATTATTTACCCGCATTGTCAATCACCATCTAATGTGAATTATTTGACAAGGTAAGTTGAATTCAACGTCATAACCTACAGAAGTTAATTCTTTCGCTAATGCTGTGAAAACATATTCTAATTTTGGTTTAGGAAAGAATTGACTTAAATGGTCAGCATAAGTAATTGAGACACCCTTATTACCCATCATAGAAGATTCTGTAATCATTACATTAACTGTAGCTGATAATTTCTCTAAGATAGAATTCATCTCACGATTTCTTATTTCAGCATACCTGTGCATACATTCACGAGTTTCTGCTGCTGAGTTGAATTGCGATTCTGTGGTTGTTGTACCTTGTGATTTTGGGAAGTTGTTTGGATTACTAAAATAATCATCTAATAATTCCTCAGCATACTCGAAAGCACATAACCCACTCTTAGATAAATAATCTGCTAATTTTCTAATATCAAGGTTACTTTGTGAAACACTGGGCGCATATTGAATTCCTCCTTGCGGGGACTTTTCAAAATAACCTGCTTTAACAACTCCTTCAGGCAACTTAGTTTTACATTCAGTTGTTGTATAACATTTGCTACCAGATTGTGATTTTGTAAAACCAACAGCTGTACCTTTTAAATAATCTTCATATTTCTTAAATTCTATTAACGCGCTTCCTACAGCATCAATATAACAAATTGGCACAATTGTTTTATAGCAGTCAATACCATTGATTACAACTTTATCTGCGTCAAACGTCACCGCATCAACTAAATCAGTCACCAAATTTACTAATTCTTTATTGTTGTTCATCTCACACCTCAACCAAAGTAGTTTGTGTTACCATTCTCAATTCACCTTCACAAGTACCTAATCGATAACCACCGCCTCTTGTAGAGTTAGCAATAATACCTAAATCATCCACTGTGAACGATGATATTCTATCGTATTCAAATAAAAATACAAAATTATCAGTCACTTGATATAAGCTACCTCCAAATGGAATTTTACTTGTTGAAAAAATTTCTTCATCTTTAAACAACTCTAACAATTTTAATTCGTTCATTTTATTCTCCTAAATAATACATATTAGATAATACATAATCGACCGACTCTTTACATTCAACTTTCGAATTGCTACCTTCATAAGTAACTATCTTTCCATCAATAGACTTAATAATAAATTCAAGCCCATAAATACCCCATTTGCTGCCAATTTTTAATTCGTTCATTTCAATAACTCCAGTTCTTCATGTTCAACCACAATAAACCCTAATTCAATAAACTCATTTAGGTACTTCGTAAACACATCAATCACATCGCCGCATTCCCAGTTATCGCGTTCGCTGATTGACATTTCTAAGTCAGATTCATCAGCGTAAAATTCGAAACCTTCTACAATAGATAACATTTTAGCCACTTGATATTCTGTTAATTTCATTTTATTCTCCTAGTTCACGCAAACGCGCTTTTAATTTGTTAATTTCAATCTCTTTAGAGATTCTATTTTCTTCTAAATCTTCCAGTTCTTCTGCTAACTTGAACCGATATGTCGCATATTCATTTCTACACCTGACTTCAAATTCTCTATCTGATTCCAATCGAAATGAATTGTATTCAGCATGAAAACCACCACCTTCATCTGACCAATATGATAAAACCGATTGCTCTCCATGATTAGCAATAAATTCAGCAATGTATTTAAACCAGTCAGATAGTTTACCACTATAGAATGGATATTCAATATATTCGCCGACATCCACACTTTGTTTAGATTTACCACTTTTAAACTGTTTATATGTTTTCATCACATTCTCCTCAAACAATCACATTCTTAGCATGTTCAATTATAGCAACTTTATGTTCATAAGGATAGTCAAATCCTTGCATTTCATGCTCAATAAGTGAAACTAATCTTTGCACACAATCAGTGAGTTTGTCAATCTTAATCGCGGCTAGTTCGCAACCGTTGTCAGCATCTTCGATAGTGGAATCTCTGTCTGATAATGAATTGTATAAATCATCAATCAAAGCATCTTTTTCATTAAGTTCTACAATTCTCTCAGATAGAGCTGCTCTAAGAAGTCTATTTTCTTGTGACAAAGCTAATCCAGTACCTTTTTGCAGTGATGATGCAATCAACCAGCCTAGATTTTCATTTGTGTTATTCATATTCATTCACCCTGTATATTATAGCGATTCCTACGTTGTACACTTTCAATCTCTTGTGAGATAAGTGTACTGACTATTAACCACGCATTGTAACTAATATGTCCATTAGTTTCAGCGCAATCAATATGATTTAAACACGTTTTCATGTCAGCAATTACTTCAGCAAGGTTAATGTTCTTTAAATTCAAATCGGTAGCTAAATTCATTTTAATTCTCCAAGTTTAATCAGGTAAATCAGTTCTTAACATCAATTCTTCCATAAGTCTACGCAACCTTTCTCTAGCAAATTCGCCACCATCATTTTCGTTATCATCAGTTGTCTTTACAAACTGCTGTAGTTCATAGAATTGATAGTATAACTGCGATTTAGGAATTCGTCTAGTGATAATACTTTTACGAAGTTTCTGGATGTTATTTTTAATTTCAGTTCTTGTCATAAGCCATCCACATTTCAATCACCTTATTATTTTCAGCTACTTGAGCATCTATATCGCCATAATCTATCCAATTTAAGTCACTCATTATTTCAATGTTTAATTCAATAGCCATTTGCAATCCTTGACCATGTTGTTTACATACCTGAATAATTGAATGTTTAATATCGTAACCTTTACTCATTTTAATCTCCTACCAATTTACACTGAAATACAAAACTCTTGTGTCTTCTTTATATTCACGATTAGAAATCGCATAACCCTTGTTAGTCAATTCCACAATAATTCTAGCTTCAAAATCAACCTCATTCAAGTGCATTTTGATAGGAATATAATAATTACTCCCACCTACCCAGTTAGATTCATCATATCCGCAATTAAAAATAACTTTAACATCGTGCTGTGTCTTAAAGAATCGACTGGATTCAATAATCGCATTAGCTAAATGTCTAATAACACGATTAACAGATTTGTCTATAGTTTTATCCTCGTCTAAGTTAAGCGATGATAGATATTTAGCATTAGGTAATACAGCATTACGTTTAAATATACTGTTTAGGAAATTCATTTTAATTCACCCTGCTTAACCCAATAACCGCATATAAAACCAACAGATATGATTGCAATACCAACAATCATTCCTAGTGTGAAATCAGCCATGTTTGTTTCTCCTGAGTTTGTGATTGGTGCGACAAACGGGATTTGAACCCATAATCAACCGTTTATGAGACGGACGCTTTTACCGTTAAGCTATTGTCGCATATTTTGTGATAACAACCACTCCGCATAGAAAAGTAATAGGAGACTTCTGTTTATCCGCGCATATTAAGCCATTAGTTAAAACCTATTAAACTAATGTCCGAGTATGGTTTCAGAGTTGGTGTTATCAATAAACAAGTCTAGTTTGTGATGAAAAACTTACCGTACTTAAAGCTATAATTCACTAAACTGGTTTATTTGATAACCTTCCGATTTAAGCCTCTGAAGCACAGCTTGGGAGTGTTTATGCAATTAGATAACTGTTATTACTCACAGTTGAGAGAATTAACATCGAGTTTTACTTCCACAATGTGAAGGAGTGTGCTTGAATTTAGACTCGTCAAGCTAGAGCTACTCCTTACAGTACTTTAAATCTTACGCCTACCAGCCTTAAACCGCAACACATCCTTTTCTTCACTCACCCACTCTGTACCGAAGCCGTTACCTTTTCGAGCAGCTTGACGTTTCATTCTGAAGCTACCTAAACCTGAGATACGAATACCTCCGTTATAAGCTAACTGCGTGATGTTAGTTACTACAGCATTTACAACTCTTGTTAAGTCAGCTTTTGTTAATTCTAATTTCGTAGTATTAGAGATGGTTTCACCGGTCGCTACGATTAAATCTTGATTGTTGTGCATTATGTTTCCTTTTAGTTATTAAATTCAGCTAAGATTAGCGATTCTTCATGGAAGTCTTCTACCTTCACATCGTTCCCAGCAAACCATTTACATCTTACAGTTCCACTTGTTAAAGCTGTATCAATAGTCATCGTAGGACTTCCTGATTTTAATTGAACCACATCTCCATTTTTAAAATTTACTACTTCAGTCATTTTTGTTTCCTTTAAAAAGTCCAGCGGGGAGATAAACAACATCTACGAATCCGCCGGCACATAAGTTGAAATAAGTTAGCCGATATTCAGTCCGTCGGCAAAGCGGGTTTCTGGCTTGGAGAACTAGAACTTTTTAAAAAGGAATGTCGTCAGCATAATCTGCTGTTGCACCAGCTACCTGTGACACCGATACTGGTGTAGGTTGGTTATCAGTATGTCTAACAGGAGGTGGTGGTTGTACTTCAGCAGAGCCAACGTAAGGTGGTACGAATGTTAATGGTTTAAACTCTGCTGCTACGATGTATCCATTAGCATCAACATCAGTACGCAACCAGAACGGACGACCTTTAGCGTCATTGTACGATGACAAAGTACAGATACCATTAGCATCCAGTACGTTTAATGCACCTAAAATAGCTTTCAATTGACCATTCGCAATGTTTCGAGCTGGCTCTGATGTAGGATGATTCACGTTGCACAGTAACATACGAGTAGTCATTACTTTAGATTTGTAAACACCTTCGTTACCTTCAAATGAAAACTCAGGGTATTCGTTACCAGCTTTTGTTTTTTTATCATCAATACCAGTAACAACAACTTTAAACCAACCTAAGTTTAAACGGTTTGAGCTACCTGCTTCTTCTACTTTTGAAAAATCTTTATTTAAAAATGACATGATTTGTTTCCTTTAATTTAGTTAGTTTCTGCTAAGTAATATCACCTAGCAGATTTGTTTATTCTACTCTTTACAGAGCTACTTAATTTCCAAGCGTTGCGAAGATGTTAATTCAGCACCTTCAACTGATTTACCAGACTTGATTGTATCAGCTATTAGCTTCTTGTCAATCTTTATTTCGCTAACTGTAAATTTAAACTTCTCAGGTAGTGAAACTTCATCTGTTATAAGCACTTTATCAGGATTCTTTCTTAGTGTCAACACTATTTCATCCGATTTAATGCTTTTTTTATCTAAGTTTCGCATCTCAGTTAAAAGATACTCGCGCAATCTGTCAATCTTATTCTCGGTTGTTTTAGCGCGTACTTGCAACCGTTTGGCGGCTTCTTTAACTCCGTGAAGCTCATGCTCTAAATTAGCAACGTATCGTGCTACATTCAAAGCCTTATTATCAAATTCTTGCTCGATGTGTACCAAGCTGTTACTAATTATATCGTCTTTATTGCTAATGTCAACATCTTCTAATAAATTAGTTATGTCATCAAATGCGTGACGGTATTCTTGTGATATTTCGTATAGTGGGCGTGTCATAGATTGCTCCTAATAAGATAACTGAATCACGATTGAATCATCTTCATATCTAACGAGTTCAACATCGTTTAAACTGGTGAATGAATCACCATAATAACCAGAGTTCCACAATTCGATAGTTGTATCGTCAGGACAATCTAATGTCTGTAGTGTTTTGATTAGTTCTTGTTTTGTCATGGTTATTCTCCCAAAGTTTTAAAAGCTGGGAAATTACTCCCAGCTAAAGGTTATTCAATCCGTAAATTCAGGTGTTGCGTCTACTGGAATAATATCTTCGACCACAGTAATCGTTTCATGAATTTCAACATTTACCACGCTTTCTTCGCCCAACGGATAGCTACCGTTAATAAAATCCTTACCTGAATACTTCTTAATCTGCACAGCTAACGCATTCCACCCGACAGACTTCGGAATCACAATAGGCGTGATATTCTCTAAGTCATAACGATTCTTAGCTTCATAACGAGGGTTTTTATTGATACCCATCACATATTTAACACCGTCGATTGCATTACCTACACGAATAGCGTTCTTGCTATCACCTACTTTAAACGTGTTAAATGGACTGTGCATATAACCTGTTAAATCCACAAATTGCCGTAATAAATCTCTCGCTCCAGCAAATTTACCATTTCTAGGTGAGTATAAGGAGCAGTCTGTGTAAGTAAACTCTTCACCCATCGCAATGTCTTTCTCAAGGTAGCTGATAGAATGTGCAATGATAATTACGTTAATACCTCTGTTAGAGAAGAATTCTAATCTGCGTAACAATTCAGACATCTTTTCTGATGCCGCATTATATGCACTTGAGTAACCATTACCGGCACTCTCCATCGTAACACTTTTAGGATTACCAGGTGTCCAGTTTTTATCGCTACGGATAATCTTGTCGTGTATCAATCGCTCAGTCGCTGTGATACTGTCTAGAATGATAGATTTGATTTCTCTACCATCAGGTAATAGAATTACACCTTTTTCTTTCGAGTAACAAGTGACTAATTCCTTAATCACATTAACCAATGAATCGAAATCTCTAATGACTTCTGGTAGCACTGCTACTTTAGTTTTATCGACATTCGTAAAACCACCTTCAGTTGGGATAAGTAAAGGCTGTGGAGCAGAACAGGCGATTGTTGTTTTTCCCATACCAGTTGCACCGTAGATGACTGCTTTGATACCGTTTTCCGTTGCTGCTGTTGTGATTTGTGCTAATAACGACATTTTAATTCTCCAAGAATTCACAGTTTGAAATAGGTACTGTGTGAACCTGCGAATAGAATAGCCAACGTACTACGTTTCGTCAACAAGTTTATTTACTAAAATACTTTTCTCCGCATCCAACCAATTAGTAATAGCATCATCCGAATTACCGGACTCCCACAAATAATAAGCTGTTAGCTCTACGTTGGGCAAATCTCTAAGACCATTTTTCATACTATACCTCTTAAAATAAAATACAACCATCCCGTAACCACAGTTGATAATACTGCGGCTGTTAATAAACTTTCAATCATATAAATCTCTTATTTAAAAAGGCGCGTCGTCATCATCAAAAATATCGAGTAAATCTAATTCGTCATGAATGTCATCATAATCATCAATCTCTGGGAAATCTTCGGGTTGATCGCGTCGGATAATAGCTTGTTTTTCGTCCATGATAGTATCTGTTGGTTAAAATAAACATATACTTTATCACTGGATTTAAAGTTTGTCAAGTGTTAATTTTCTCAAAGTACACTGATTCTGAATAATATCCATTTGATTCACCTAACCATCGAATTGTGATGCCGCCTTTGATACTATCCAATTTGTAAAATGTCCATGTGTAAGATTCATAATCAGATTCACTAAAATCACCTGGTGTTTCGCCATCAACTTCTTCGGCTACGAAAATTTCACTGTTTAGAATATCATCAATGTCACCGCAGATGTCGTAAATATCAACCGATTCACAACAGCTTTGATAATGTAACATTTTGTATTTGCTACCATCAGAGCATTCAAAAATTACTTTGTCTGAACCTTCAGCTAGACCTTCTGCTGAGATTATGGTTTTGCCTTTTAATTCGTTAAAGTTTGTCATTTTATACACCTTAGTTGTTTATTAAAACCACACCATACTGCGAAAATTCTTCTTTAAAGCCTATCGGATTATTACCAATATAACAAACCATCTGACCTTGTAATGGTGATTTTAACGGTATACCTTCTGGAGTAATAAATTTAACTCGTTTAGTAATGAAGCAAACAGCTTTAGAATGCAACAATAACTTACTTCCCCATTGTGTTTCAGTTGCATTATTCACCATCACAATAGCTTGTTTCACATTAGAAGAAATTAGTTTATCAATAAACTTACCAATCAAATCTCTACCGTAAGGCGGGTTAATAAATAGTGCTTCAGTCGTCCAATCTTGCGATAACCCATCGTCTTCAATCGAATAAAATCTATCAGCTTTCACAGTTTGATTGGCAATAATGCTAGAAGCTGGATCGAGATTGATACCACCCATAACAAATCGTGCAGATTCAACAAATTCAGAAGGTGTATACCATTCGTTGTTACCGCTATTGTTTTTAACATGACTCATTTTATATTCCCCTAATTAAATTACAACGTACTTCTACCAACTGACCAAGTACGATAATACCGTGTGCCATTGCAAGTAGTCTTGTAGTGCGTAAAACCTTGCTTGCGTAATGCGATTACCTCTTCTAGTGAAAACATTTTATTCTCCTAACGCCAGTAAGCGTTCAATTGACGATACTACGCAAAATTTGCTAATGCTACCAGCATAAACTTTAACACCTTCCTTAGTCGTATAAGGCAACTTAGTATCTCTTAATAACTTGCTTAAATTGTACAATTCATCTTTGTTATGTGAGTGTACGCAAATGTGTAGTGACTCTGTTTTGACATACGCCTTAATGGGTTCTTTCATAATCGTTTTAAGAATCGGGACAATCTTAGTCATAAAGACTTCTTGCGCTTCGATTTCTTCTTTTGTTGTCGGTTTGACTTCTGTAGACATTGTTATTCTCCAAGTAATTTAAGTAATTTGTTACGGCAGGTATAGGATAATTGTTTTGTACTACGTTTGTCAATAGTTTATTTTTAAAATATATCACTTAATAATCTATCAACGCTTATCAATCAAAAATAAGAATTCCTGATTCTTGCCATTTTGATTTATCCATTCTTTCGTCCAAGACATACTAGCCATCACATTGCGCTTGTAGTCAACGACAATAGTCTGTAATAACTTACCGTTGCTTAGCATGATGTCCAGCATAGTATCTAACGTAATGATACCATTATTATTATACGACAATATCACATAATCGGCATTTACTTCAGACACTAACTTACGCATAGCCGAAACCGCATAATCTTCACGGTAGTCCTCAAATGGACAATCAAAGTTATCGCGCGAGTCTACTCGACGTTTAGCCTTACCGAATAACTCAGGTTTGTCGTTTAGTATCACTGTTTTCCACAGGTGGTAATAACTATTGTAGCGTATGCGAGAGGACGGCATCTTGGTATTCGCGCTGCCATATGGGCTATCTAGGTAGACACAATCGTAATACGTAGTGATGTCAAACACATCACCTTTAATCACAGAATGCGGTTTATCGGTATAAATAATATCAGGTACGCGCAAAATAGCGTCTTTATAGCTCCTACTAGACCATTCTCGCAAATAACTGACCTGATGCCCTAACGACGAATCAACTGCGTCCATAGCTAAAATTAGGCTGGTTAAAGCGACATGCTTATACTCTGAAGGTAGATTATCTATTTCTGCACGAATAGCGTCTAAACGCATAGTATTGTGACGTTGCCAGATGCGTTTTAAGCCATCTTGTTGGACTGATGACTTAGAAGTAACATAACCACCATAGTTTTCAGTAAACCAGCCTTCTACTGGCGTTAGGTTGTTTAGATAGTCGATGACTTCTTGGTAGTCTAACTGTGGTGACATTAAGTAGCATTTACCTAATACATACGATAACTCTGAGATGTCATTACTTGTCACATTATAACCCGCAATAGCTAAGGATTGCGATACGCGCGTTGACCCTGAGAAACCGTCTAGTACGGTTTGGGTACCAGCGGGTATCAAGCTGAGTATGGTTGGTAGCAATTTTAATTTGCTACCAGCGTATTTGACTGATTGCGTCTTTATTGTTTTCATTTTATACCTGTGTTAAATTTTAAAGTTCCAATATGTAATCCACCAATCTTATTAAAAACTTCGATTTCTAAATCTGAAATTTCATTTTCGTAGACATAAATATGCCAATGACCTTCTCTAGGAAATATTACTAACGGCGAATACAAACAATTATCAATCTCAATTCTATGTATTGGTAAAGATTTATATTTTAAAACGAATTCGTCCTTAACGAATGTATTTTTTAAATAAGCAGTTAGTTTTGAATGTAAAATATCAATGACGTTAAAATCGTTCATTTACTTCCCCAATATGCTTGTTAATTCTTTCTTGTGCAATTGCGAAATAATTGCTATCTAATTCGCATCCGATAAACCTCCTAGCTGTGTTCACAGAGGCTATCGCTGCGCTGCCACTTCCAAAACAGTTATCTAAAACAACATCCCCCTCATTAGAATGTGATAATAGCAAATGTTCCAATAATAATACGGGCTTCTGTGTAGGATGTAAACTACATTTCAGTGAATCGCGCTTAAACCTTAATACTTGTGTAGGGTAACGTAAACCGTTGTCTTGATAACCTTTACCTTGTTTATTCTTACCAGCTACTAATTCACCCAAAGTACCGCCGTTGCCATTCGAGCGAGGTTTGCCTGTATAGGTTATCATTTGAGGATTATATGTTTGTCCACCTTTAGGTGAATTATGAAATACAGAAACAGTTTCAATTACTTTACCAGCGCGACGCTTAACTTGCATCACATTAGTAGCGCGTTCCTTCTCCCAGTAATAGTCATACTTGTAGTTTTTAAGGTTAGACATTCTCACGAGGGATGAGAAAGGTTCTTGCCCGAATAATAGAATAGTTCCTGTTGGTTTGACAATTCGGCTGTATTGTTCCCACAATTTATCAAATGGAATCACATTATCCCATGAAAGTGCAGTTTGAGAATAAGGTAAGTCACATAAGATTAAATCAATGCTGTTATCTGGCAGTGTCGGCATGAATGTTAGGCAGTCTTGATTGTGTAGGTTTATCATTGAAATTCCTTTAGGTTCGAGGGCGTTAAGAATTTAACACCCTCGTGGTGGGTAATATTTTTACAACAATGCTAATTCTAACTTGTCGTCATGAGATTCGGGTTTCAAATCATCAAAGTCAATATCAGGATAAGCAATCTGAAATGCTTTGATTGGATATAAAACTTGATAATCAAAACGAGGAGACAGCACACGTTTAACTTCTAATCCTAAGCCAACAGTGACACTTTTCAAAGTACGCCATTTGAAAGTAGATTAGTGTACGCCAGCATAACTAGCCGCTCTTAGAATCGATGACCAACCAAACTCATTATCAATGATGGTTGTGAGTTTTGAAACTTCTAATTCAGCTTTAGCTTGATTGTCTAAAGCTAACTGTTTAGCTTTTTCAGATTCAATTAAGGCTTGTAGGGCTTCGATGTAGTTTGTTGGAAGATTGGATTGTTTTTCTTTCAACTGTTTTTCACAATCAATGAAATAAGTCCTAACTTCTTCAGCTTTCGATGATTCAGATTTCATAGCTAATCTTTTAGCCATATCAGTTGAAATAGCGTAATCAGTTCTTTCAATTTTACCCCCTGTAGGTGTCTCGCCACCGACGGCTAGTCGTACCAAATCTTGATTTTCAACGAAAAATCCATTTTCAGTAATTTCTCTTTTGCACCATCTTGAGAAATGACTTTTATCTAAATCTAACTCTCGATATAAATCTTTAGCTGAAACAGCATCAACTTTAGCCGTTGAAAATTCGTAACTTGTAATATCTAACTGCATTTGTAACACCTCATAATTAAAATTAAACGAAAAAATCCTTAATAAAATAATCATCAGAGCGTAGAAACACCGTCATTTAGTGTAATTGCTTTTCAGTATATGGGCAATTACCCTGATGAATATCCTATTAAGGATTTTTTGACTTGGCTTCTACACCACGATTAAGATTCTATGGCAATTCTACGTCACTGTCAACTAAATAAATTTCTTTGTACTTTTCGTAGTATGAGATTACGTCGGTGATTGGGATTAGGTTAACATTATTTTTACCTTTATACGCATTTGGAAATTCACCAGTGAGTATTCTTGAGCATATCCCTGCGCCACTACAATTATTATCCAATGCTATTTTTAAGTCATTAGTTTTAAAAATAGTGTTTTCTGGCATTGATATTATGTTATTACAATAAGAAGCATACTCCAATTTGAAGTGAGGTTTTTTATTTGCAAACCCAATTTTATATTTAGTGGACTCTGAGTTCTTGCGTCCAGTTACAGTAGCTATTCTTTTTGCGGACGATTCTGGCGATATTACCCTTCCCTTTTGTGATTTTGACATCTTAGCTCTTGATTCAGGAGTGTGAGTCTTTCCCATATTAGACTCAGAAATCTTAATTCTGGTTTCTTCAGATACAATCCTACCTTTATTAGCTTCTGATATTTTTTCATTTGTAATAGGATTATTTTTACCTACATCACCTCCAGTCTTTAAGTTATACCCATTCGGCGACAATGTATCATGAGTCCTAATATAAAATTCCTCGAAATGGTTAGCAGCCTCTAACGTCAATCCTACAGCTAGAAATTCGTGCTTGAAATTTTCCCAACCGTATTTATCAATAGCTCTATGAAATATCGAGCAAGCATCAGTATTTCTATGTTGAGAACTACGTCTTGTGTAATGATTAGTTATCCCGATATAAGACTTTCCATTAGGCGCGGTATGCTTGTAGACAACGTGAATGTGAGGACTCTTAGTATTTACTGGTTGTTTCAATGTTGACATTTGAAAATCCTTAAATTTGGACTGGTTTATTAGAAAGCGTGAGAACTGCAAAACATAGCAGAAATTCTAATTTACCAGTCCAAACCAAAGGACTTTAAAATATGCTATGCTTCAGTTCTCACACCGATGAGAAGATATTAGCATAGCATATTTAATTTGTCAATCTTTTAAGTGAGATTGTACAGCATCACATTTGGAAATGTTTAATTCATCTACAGCTCTAGTTATCGCAACATATAAAATTCGCAACTCTTCCTCACAGTAGTTCTTATCGTTTTTGCAAATAAAATCATTATATATGCTCACCCTAGATATGCTTGCCCCTTTACTCCGATGGCTAGTAACACAACAAACATCGGCTTCTTTTTCACTCACACAGGCGCGTAATGCTCGTACAATATCAGGTATCTCGTCTAGTCGCTTACTAATGTAATTGACAATGGCTTTGTACGATTCTCCTTCCTTTCCGTTAGCGAATATCAAAAGTTGTTTGAATTCCTTGAATCTTTTAAACGCCCAAAATTTTGTTTCATTACCACGGTGAATGCAATAAATAGCCTCTAATTGCTGAATCTGTTCATCTGCTCCACCGATAACATGACACTTTCTACCGATAGAATTCATTCTGATGACAACATCAATTATACTGGAATTTGTACGAGTTATCACTGTGAAAGGGTAAGTATTAACTGTCACAATTTTAGTTTTTTTACTAGGCAATGTCTGCATCGGCGTAAACATCACATCAGTGAGCATTTTGTTCACTAAGTTAGCCACTTCTGAGCCAAAGCGAAAACTACATGACAACGTACCTCTATAGTCAACTTTAACTAAATCCATGACGTTTATTGTGTTACGAAAAGAATAGATATTCTGTAACGGGTCTCCTACATAAATTTGTTGGCAATTCTGCAATAAGCTAATGCCATACAAAACACCATTCATATCTTGAACCTCATCATACAATACACAATCATAATTAAACGTTGGTTTTGACAACCCATACATCTTCAGATAATTATCATGTGTAATGGCTAATTTACCTTCCTCGTCACAAATCTGCTTCCAGTAAGCGTTAGCTAATTGTATCCATCTTGACTTCTTAGCTTTTGTATCATTCGACAACTCGCCATCAATAAACATATCTGGTAAATGGTCATCACTTATATCGTCATCCGCACTTAGACAATAGTTATTCACAGTATCAATAGCAATCCTAGCTGTTTTAACGTCTGTACCAATGGCTTTGCTCACTAAGAAACTGTTTGGGGAGGTAGACAATCTTTTAGTGTATTTGTACCCCACTGCACCGTAAGCGATCGAGTGAATTGTCTTACAAGTTGTATTGCGTGGGAAGCTCGCAGTAGCTTCTGTTGCTACAGACTTGTTGTACGCAATGTATAAAAAACGTCGGTTAGGTTGTGATTTTGCTATCTCTCTAAGCGTCGTACTTTTCGCTGCGCCGCTAAGAGCATTTATCAGCAAATTCTTTCCTGTTTTGCCAAATGCAATGTTTTCTAGTTGCTCTTCTGATAGTTGCATATTGTGTTCAATAGTCAAATTGTGAGTTAATTAGCAGGTTCTTGTCAAATGCAATCACAGTATCCCATGAGGTTACATTTTTAGTCTGTTTTGATGTTTGACAAAACATAAACGCTTGGGGTTTATTTTCAGCATCATATCCAGCAAAATAACCTTTTCGCCAATGTGTATCACCATGATTTCGCACTAAGACTTTAGTATCAATTTTCATTCACTACCGACCATTTGTACTTCAGATAATTTAACTCGCTTAATGAAATTCGGATTACTAATGCAATAGACATCTAGGTACTGTGTATTATCAACAGCGTAAGGTTCGCCATTAGCGATAACTTTACGCTTAGTTGATTGCTCGATGTAGGTTTTACTCATGTTTACTCTCCAGTAGTTTGTAATCTGCACTGATTATTACCAGTGCAGATAGTATAGCATAGTTATTTTAAATATTTAAACTTAGTGATGAATTCAGCTAGTGGTCGGGTATAATACTCTTGGTTTGCTTCTCGCATATAAGTCACAGATGGTACCCATTCACTGTCAATTTTTATATTCCCAAGCAAAGTAATTTCATAATCTGACTCATCATATTTACATACCCAAACCTGCCCAACTCGCGGTGTTTGTTGCGGACGTTGCTCCGTACGCAATACTTCGTAGTGAATAACATTAAGTCGATCTTCATGTGATTCAAACCAAACCTTTCTAATCTGGAACTCAGTAGCTCTTTCAGGAGCATCATCCCATTCGGTCGTGAAGGTTTGTTTGTTTTGCCATTCTGAAATCTCCATTTCAAAATCCATTCCGTCAATACAAGACTCTTCACATTCAGCTAAATGGTAGCTTAGTAATCTGATTTGCTTGTCGCTAAGCCATTTAGAATCCACTTCTGGTTTATTCTGCTTGACCCAATCCCCAATTGTTTCTTCATAAAAATCACTGTGTGATGCCCGAAGCTCACTAGCCAGTTTTTCTATTTCACTTTCTAGCTTAATCGATGTCATCTTAAATTCCCCCAATTGATTTTCTTCTAATAAAATCTCGTACACTTGATAAGCTGCCGTTATGTTTCGCAACTAAAGTGTACTTACCATCACGCATAACATAAATTTCATATAAGCCTTTAGATACTTCACGATATGTCATTTTAATTCTCCAAGTTTAAAAAGCCAGACTTTCACATCTGGCTTAAATATAATTTACGCTGTGACAGCCAACAGCTTATCAACAACATCCGCTAATAGCAAGCAATCTGCATCAAAACCTTCTGATTCATAGTCAAATTTTAAACCACTTGGAGAAACAAAATGAATGAAGAACTAATCATCAAAGAATTATCAGAAAAACTCGGCGTTGCTGCTGATAAAATTTGGCAAACGCTTATTTATCAGGCACAGATTGAAGCGGCATACAATTGGTTATGGTTTGGCTTACTAGCAACAACAACTTTTTATCTAGGTAAGTATTTTTATAAACAATATCAGGCTGAATCCGATGATAAGACCTCATGGTTGATTATCGGAGGTATTGTAACGATATTACCGATATTTGGCGCATTGGAATGTTTATGGGATGCAATTAAGCTGACATTAAACCCAGAATACTGGGCGTTAAAACAACTTGTGAAGTAAAAAATAGTCAAGCTCTGCGACTATTAAAATTTGCTGGTACTTTTGTAATAATAATTTAAAACTTGGAGAAACAAATGTTTAAGAATTTAACGATTTTCACAATTGATACACCAATCTCAACCGTAGACCTGTCCGACCATTCCTTCACACCTTGCGCATCACAGCAAGAATCCTCTTCTGGATTCATTACTGTCGAAGGAGAACTTATCCATACTGACGCTAACAAATACCGTCACATCGCGCTTAAAACAGAAACTAAGCGTGTACCATCATGTATTATGAAAGACACCCTTAAAAAACGCATCGACGACTTACCGTTTCATCCGACTAAAGCTGAATTAGATGTGTTAAAATCAACAGTACATTTTGAGCTACTCGCAAAAGCCTTCCCGACAAGCAAAGTGACGCAAGCGTATATCACACCTGAGATTATTGTCGTGAATACCGCTTCGCAGAAATCCGCAGAAGCCTTAATTTCACAGTTACGTTTAGCTACAGGAGGACTGATAGTCACACCTTATGCCGTTCAAGACGTTGCGCTAAAAATGACCGATTGGGTAGATACAGGCGATACTTTACCAGAGGAATTGATTATTGGGGATTCTGTGTTGCTATCAGGTTTGGATTCAAGCGTAAAATACAAGCACCATGACCTTTCATGCAACGAAATCAAATCACATATCGCTGAAGGTTTAGTTGTATCTGAATTAGGTTTGTTACATGACGGAATCAAATTCACCTTGACTGAAACATCTCAGTTTAAGGGTTTAAAATTTGACTATGAATCAGAAGGTTTTGATGCAGATTGCTTGCTATTAGCGGATGTTGTTGATAAGCTGTTGGCTGTCACAGCGTAAATTATATTTAAGCCAGATGTGAAAGTCTGGCTTTTTAAACTTGGAGAATTAAAATGACATATCGTGAAGTATCTAAAGGCTGATATGAAATTTATGTTATTCGTG